TCATTAGTTGAACTTAGCCGTTTTTTTGTAATAAGTTGTAGCTTGGCAAGGTGGTTGACGGATCTTTGGATAGAGCTTTTACTCAAGCCAGTTCGTTTTTGAATAGTAGCGTACCTGGGAAAGCATTTTCCATTCTTAACATTCATAAAAGAAACCAAAGCAAAATACACCCTACAATCTATAGAACTAAGCCGCTTATCCGCCAGGATGTTAAGATCTCCTACAAAATATAAGCTCATCTACCCCGTTTCCTCCAACGCTTATTCCACGCCCAGGAACTAAGCTTACCTGCGTATCGTTCAATCAAAGCTAAGATCCAATCAGGTAACCTCATCTATCTCCTTTACAGAAAGTATCTAATAAATCTTGTTGTTCTTTTTTTTTTAATTTATTGCGAGTTTCGTCATACTTTTCCCAACTTCCATTTAATTCTTCTATTTCTTTTTTTAATTGAACATTAAGTTTTATAAGATCTTGATTAACACCCTTTTTAAAAACCAACCTCCATATCCAGGAACGGGTAATTGAAACTATTGTAAAAATTGCAGCAATTCCCAAGCTGTCGAATATTGATGGATGTAAATCGAAGAGTGGAAAAATTAGCAACTGTATTAAAATTGCTAGAATAAAACCACTACCAACATCAATGAAACTTTCAATCAGGCTTCTCATAAATGTGGATGGAATGATTTAATTTTTTCATACTCTCTTTCTGACAATTCAGGATTTAATTTTTCACAAAATGCTAGAATTAAAGTTCTCATTTCTGAATTGCTTAACAAATCAAATCCAGCCATTTGAAATATTTGATGATATTCTTCAGGAGTAAAATTTATTTCCTCTAAATCTTCTATTTTGTTTCTAATTTTATCAAACTGTTTTAAATTCATATTAGTTTCCTGTGTCATGTGTAGGTAGATCCATTAACCGCATCCCTTTTAGCGCAGATAATATTATGCCTGTCCTGGAGCAGCTCCATGGCTTGCACCCAGGTTTCCGGATTAACAAAAACATTTAATTTATATTTTTCTGGCGTTAGCTGCTTAACCCTAAAACCGACAATTTCTCCTTTATCATTCACTTTATAAAAAATTAAAAAACTTGGGAGATTGGCTAATCGTGCTAATTTCTCCGTTGTCGTGGTAGCTTTCCAGGGTTGTCCAGTATCAAAAGTAGTCTCCGCCAGGTATAAAGGAGCTTTGCATTTCAAACAGATCCCGCAGCTGTCTATATCAATGTAACCAAGCTTATTTTTTAGTTTTCTGTGCCACTCAGAATACGGATCTCCCTGATTAAAATAATTATTTCTTGCCATTATTCCTTACATTGCAAAGCTCAGTTGCTTTTTGTTTTTCAATTATAAAAATAAATCTCCAAATTCTTTTAATTTTGACTACATTCACTAGCTTTGCTAGCTGCCAATTTCTAAGAGCAAAATCAGTTATAGATCCAACAATATCTCCAATAGTTGGTCTATTAGATCTCCAAAAATTAATAAAATGCTGCTCGGTTATTCCGTTTAAGCAATTAACTCCAACCACGGGAAAAGTGAAAACCAGGTAAGCTCTATCTTTTAAACAATCAAAAACTACTGGAAAAAATTTATCGGGATAGCCATAACTATCAATATCAATCAAATCATATTTGTTTTTTTCAAATCTAATTTTAAAAATATAATTAAAACTATCGCCAGTTGTTTCTTTACTAAGAGCTAAAACATCATCGCTTATTGATTTATAGTATTTTGTAAGATTACCTTTACCCGCAAAAACTTCTAAAATTTTTAAATTATTAAAATTATATTTTTTTAATTGTTTAATTTTTTCTGTTGGATGGTGGTAATCATCAAGATTTAATGCTTGATTTTTCCTTATTTTTTTATGTGTTACTGCTGTATGTCCAGTCATTTCTTGCCATCTATCCTTATGTAATTCTTTTCATAATATTTTATTTTTTCCTCGGCTTTAGTAAGTTTTTCTTGTAGCTCTCCATTTATTTTTTTATGACCCTTACTAATTATTTTGTAATTAGAATTTTCCTCAACCAATCTATTCACATCTCCTTTAAGCCTGGAAATCTCCTCTAAATCTGATGAATTTTTTTCTCTTGTTAATTGATAGCGTTGTTTTCTATTCATAATATTTTTCCAAATCACAAATAAGCAAAGGCTCTCCTAAATATTTCTCCTTTAAAACAGCATTGGATGGATGGTTATAATGACAGCAACCCGCATTGAGAGCTTTAGGATATTTTTCAACATAGCTCATCCAGGTTTTACAAAATTGATCCCACTCCCTTTTTAAAGGATCTGTTTTTGCTATTGATAAATCTTTCCAAGTCCAGAAAACATAAATAATAGTAATAACAAAAATATAAATTTTAAATTTCATTTAGTTTTTATTTCATTTATTTTTTCCACCCAGGTTCTAGGGATGGTTTCAATACTTCCGATTTCAATTCCATCCGGATCTTCACTCCAGGTGGAGAAGAGTGAGATTTTAAATTTTGTTTTAACAAAGAGCCAACCCACCGCAAAACACTTACAGGGTTCAATTTTTTCTCCTTTGGGAATTGACATCCACTCAGCAGAACTAAGCCAATCAAAACAAGTAATACGAACCAGCGGGTAATCATTGATAGTTCCTGTTAATTTTTTTCCACCTTTTCTCCTACGCATAAAAATCAGCCGGCTTAACTTTACCTTTTGTTTTTTTTCTAATAATTACCATGTTGGATTTGCCAGGCATTCGTTCTCCTGTGGTCCATCTAAAAACTGTGCTTGCTGCTTTTATTCCGAATAAATTTGCTAATTGTTGATGGGAATATCCCTCTTTTTTTTGAAATTCTTTCAGCGTCATTAGGTATCCTTATATGGATTATTGTCAACTTGTCAAAAGAACATTCCTACTATCTCGTTAAAACCATGTATAAATAGGCATTGAATACAACTCATAATATAATTTGTGGAAACTTCTTGCAAAATCTTGCCTATTGCATATATTGCCAGCATGACAATAAGGTTAGCAAACAGGCATAAATTAAAAATTATAGAAAATATACACCAGGAAAAAACTATGGCTAATCTATCTAAACTTTTAAAAGATAATGATATGAGCCAGGTAGAATTAGCAAAACAGCTTGGAAGAGATAAAACAACTGTTAATAGATGGGTAAAAAATTCAAGAGAAGTTGCTTGGGATAATGCGGTTGAAATTTCAAAAGTTTTAAAATGCCATCCAGTAGACATTATTGAAGGTGGTAAATCAGAAATTTTATTAAAACAAAAATGTTATTATAACGGATCAGTTGTGGATCTATCCAAAGAGGAACAGATAAAAATTCCTATTTCCTATGAATTAAACAATAAAGATGTAAAAGTTATATTGATTGAGGCAAGAGGAACTCCCTGCGATGGAGAAATTTGGGTATTTAATGTTCCTACAGTTAAAACATTTTGTAAAAATGCTATAGGTAAAGTTTGTTATTTAGAATTAATAAACACTAAATCAACTAAATCAACTAAATCAACTAAAAAATTTTTATGCTTATTATCTCCCAATGGAGATGGAACTTTAAAGCTTGTTAATAATCGCAGCAAACTACCCATCGCAGATATAAATACAAGTTTAAACCCATACGATTTCAAAATAGCCACGCCTGTTAGAGCTAAATACGATCCTAATCCTTGCGATTGTTAATTAACTAATTTACAACCTACATTTGTACTGTTGGCAACTTTATTGACAATATGCTTATTTTGTTTGCAATAAATTCTAAAATGTTTATGAATTGTTCTATTGATTTGCAAAATGAAAAACCCTGGTATTACAGATACGGAATTAAATAACTGGATCTCATCCATAAAAAAACTTCCAGAGTGGGTTAAACTTTATAAATTAAATCATCACTCCCCTTCCAAAGCCAACACAGCCGATGACCAATGGGGATATAAATATTTATATCTTACCCAGGAAGAAAGACGGCAGCTCCCCGTCAATTCAAATATGAAATGTGGAAACTGGATTGGTTATATGGGTCAAAAAAAATTCGGAGATTTTATTTGGGTCTATGAAAGACCCCACGGATTAGTTAGAAAAGAAATTCCTAAAGAAAAAAAAATATTTGATACGGGAATAGATATTTTTAATAAATATGAACCTTACGATGAAAAAGATAAAAGACAGCACGAAGAGAATAAACTTGGCTTTGCTTTAACCTGGAAAAATTGCCAGACCGCAATTAAAGAATTAAATTTAAAAAAACCGATAGAATGCGAAAGATCCGTTTCTTTAGATCTTCCGGATTGCCAACTTCCCATGATTGGAAGGCTAGATTTTGAAGATGATGAAAATTTTGTTGAATTAAAAACTAAATATAAATCTAAAAATAGACCAAAGAAAGATGGAACTTATACTTTTTCTTTAAAAAAGATTGCCGATGCTAATGCTGAAAAATTTGAAAAATATAGAGGATGGTTTCAACATTTACTCCAGGTTGCCTTCTATTATTTAGCCACTAAAAAAAAGCCACACTTAATTGTAGTAACAGAGGAGGATTATTATATTTACACACCCGATAATTGCGATCAATTAAAACCAGAAAATTTAGAAAAATATTTAATTAAAATGAGTACCATTTGTTCAACTAGAGAAAAGATCATGGAGAATCACGCTGGCAAGAATACCTGGGTCCAGGATATTATTTCAAACTTTGACCATAATTTTTGGAATGGTTTTGGAGAACATAAAGTTAAAGCAATGAGATTGTGGGGTCATATTTGAAAAAGAAAAGTATTTTTAAAACTAAAGGAGCTGTTTGGCATATCTATCATACAATCCTGGCTATTGAACTGGCTCTGGTTGTTTTAATTGAATTTATAGAATTGATGTATTTAATATGAGAAATCCAGAAGTTATAAATTTACAGCTTACCTTATTAAATAAAAACAAACTTACGGAATTAGTTGAAAATAAAAAAAAGAGCAAATCTTTTTTTAAGATAGTAATAATAATTGTCTTTCTCATTACTATCATCTCCCTTTTTGGTGTTTCAACTAATAAAGATAGCCAGGGTCTCAGTTCAGCGGCAGCTTACTCTGAGCCTTGGTTATCAGAAAGGATTATTAAATGGGTAGTGTAGTTGATTTTCCACAAAGTTTAGAAAAACATTTAGCAAAATTAAAAACCGATGGCGGGATCTATCAATTTAAACCGGATAAATTTGCCATCCTTCATAAAGAGGTGGAACGCCTGGCTAACAAATATAATATAGAAACAGAAATAGAATTAGAATATTGCGATCTAACTAAAGGTTGTGCAGTTGTTAAAGCCACGGCTGGATACCAAGGAAAAAAATTTACAAGCTTAGGAGAAGTCTCTCCACTAAATAATGAGTTTCCATATCCTATTTCAGTAGCCGAGAAGAGAGCCGCGGATAGAGTTATCCTTAAAGCTCTTAATATTCATGGAGATTATTATTCCCAATCAGAATTAGCACCTGAACAAAGGAACGAGAACCAGGGAATTAGAATGGAATCGGCAGCAATTATTTTAGAAAGAATTGATAACGTAAGTCATCAAGCCAATTTAGAGCAGCTCCAAAGAGAGAATAAAGATTATCTCCTGGAGCTTACTAAAAAAAATTCTACAAAAGCTAAAGAGATTATGAAAGCTTTTGAGAATAAAAAGCAGCAATTAACTAACGGAGGAAAATGATATGGCTGACTTCAAACCAAAGGATCCAAACTATATTTGTAGTTTTGAAATAACTAAAAATAAAAATAAAGATCCTAATAATCCAGAACATAAAAATAGACCAGATTATGTTCTAATTGATAGTGATAAGATGAATAAAAAAGGAGAACCTTTTAAAAAGAACTTTACTGTCAATGAAGTATGGTCCGAGGCATCTGGGTATAAACAAGATAGCGGAAGTCTCAAAATAACGATCAAAAAAACTAGTTCTACTGGAGCTGCAACGCAGACCCAGGGGAATGATAGTTTTGAAGATCAGTTTTAAAGGGGAAAATATGAAATATGGTTTAACGAATAAACAATTAAAATTATTTAATTATATTAAATCATATATGAAAAGAAAACCTGTCGCGCCTTCTTACGATGAGATGAAGGTTGCGGTAGGTTTAAAATCTAAATCTGGCATTGGTCATATATTACAACAACTAGAAGATAGAAAATGGATAACAAAGCTAAAAGGAAAATGGAGATCTATCCAAATAAACCGATAAATCTTTCTCCCGACCCAAACACAAACACATTGATTGCTAAAATCTTAGACCGGGATAAAGAGGGAATGGATAAATTTGGTTTGACAATGCGGCAAGTTATGTTAAAAAATCCTATAGATTGCAAACGATGGCTTAATAGTTCTTTAGAAGAAAAAATAGATGATGCTAGATATACTATAGAAGCAATTTTATCCTATCAAAACTTATTTGAAGAATATAAAAAATTAAAAAAAGAAAATAGAGAATTAAAAGAACGTAATAGGATGTTGTATGAGCATCCTTAAAAAGTTTGAAAAATTCTGGTCTGGTTCTGTTTCATTTACGGCAACAGAAATGTTTAAAGACTTGAATACCGCTGCTAAGGTTAGTGTACCAAGTGCAGCTGCTAAGATAGTCGTAGATGAAAAAACTTTATCTTATGACTTTAAACGCATAAAGGAGGTAGATCCCAATGCAAACACACTACCAACATCTGGAAAACAAAATCCAGGTGGTAAAAAAGGAGAGAAAAAAGTTGATAACAA